TCGCGCGTGAGGTCATCAATAATGACGCCAGCCTTCTCAGCTTCATCAGCCCAGCCAGCCAGACCCTCTTTGCTGTCATTGATCAGTGGGTTCAGCTCTCTGAAGCCCTTGCCAAACAAGGCCACGCCAGCAGCCGCCCTTTCGGAGGGGTTCGGAATCTTGGCAAGCTCTTGGGCAATAGTGGCGAACTGCTCATCTGGCTCAAGGTTTATGAGCTGCTCAATATTAAGGCCGAGCTTTTTAATGACATCGGCAGCCTTGCCGCCTTCGCCCTCAGCCACTTGGCCCAAGGTAGCCTGAAGCTTGCCCATGGACTGTGTGAGCTTGTCAACGCCTACGCCAGACTGGATGGCTGCGAACTGAAGGACTTGGAAATTCTTAAAAGACACGCCAAGGCTGACGGCCTTGTCATTTAGGTCGCCAACCGCCTTGGCAGTCTGGATTAGCTTATCCGTTAGGGCTGAGACGCTTGCAAAAACGGCAGCCGGAACTGCAATACTGGAAAAGGCTGCGGTAAAGGCATCCGAGATGCCCTTTGTTGACTTTTTGGCATTGGCCTCTAGACGCTGAAATTTTCGCTCAGTATCCCTAAGCTGCTTTGTTAGCTTTTCATTCTCAAGGGTGAGCTTAATTTGAACTGCATCATTTGCCATCATTATCTCCCAAACATTGCAGCCATCGCGTCTGGGTTATCAGCAGCAGTCGCTTCCTCGCGCTTCATATGCTGATAAGCCCAATACCTTTGAACCATCAAGACATCCGACAAAGGCCACTTCCTAATCTCGCAAGGTGCAATTTTTAGAGCATCTGCAACCTGACAAAGAATTAGCTCGCCATCCGTCAACGCCCCTTTTGCTTTCCCATGCCATTGACCTCCAAAACCTTATCGACAAGGGTAAACAAGGCAGTCGCCTCAGCCAAGCCAATAGGGCCGTCAAAGACCTTCGAGCCATTCCGGTAAATGCTTGCCTTGATAATCTCCTTGCCCAGCTTGTCAGATGGCAGGTCAAATAAAGGCTCAGCTTCCCGATAGTCCAGCTCGCGAATCTCGACACTTTCGAAACCAGGTAATTCAGCAACAATGGAACGCAACATAAATATCTCCCGTCATTCCCGTCTAAAAGTAGGCTCGGCCCAATGCCGGACGGGGCAGCGACTTGAACGAATCCAAGCTGGGCCGAGCCATTTTATTACAAGTTGGTGTAGGTCGGAGTGCCGTTTACAGTGCCAGTTCCGCTAAAGGTGGCAGCACCGTCAGCAGTTGCCACAGGGCCGTTAAGACCAGAGACCACCACCGAAGGCAGAATCAGCTTATACGATTTGCCAGTGCTGCTGGCCGATGCCGGATAGACATAGACCATCACGCGAGGCTTGCCGTCCATCTGGGCTTTGATAAGCTCAGCCAGACCAGCCGACTCAGGATCATCGAAGCCAGCGAACTCAAAGGTCACAGCGCCAGGCTGGCCTGCCAAGGTGTCGGTTCCGCAGAAGGTGGCAGCCGTAATGGTCGCAGCAGCTTCACGGTTCACGCCGAAAGAGTTAAGGCAGACGCAAACAAGGCCAGTGTCAGCGTCATAGATATACGCCTTGCCACCAGTGGTGAAGGTTCCGGTCTCGGCAGTGGTGTCGAAGTCAATAACGACAGCCGTCAGGCTTGCCGACTTAATTTCAAAGGCCTTGCCATCCAAGGAACTAAAGCCAGTCCCTTCGACTCGGACAATATCGCCAGGAGATGCCGTGTTGGCCACGGTAATCTCACATTCAGCAGCCTTGGTGACTGCGGTAATAGCCAGACCCGTAGGGGCCGGCTCTTTGGAAATCCAGATGGCTTTCCCTTTTAGGACATAGCTAGACATGGTAAGACTCCTAGTAAGTTAAAGATAATTCACAGGTAAAGGCCCCCGATTCGGAGTCATAACTGTCGGAGGATCCAGTTATGTTGGCAATGCCGGATAAAGCTGTCCGGCACTGTTCAAATAGACTGCGGACATCGGCAGCAGACTCAGCAATGATAATGGCCGAATAGTTGCGGATAGAGAAGTCCGAGCCACAAAAGGTCTGGGCAGCCGTAAAGTCACGGCCAGCGTCAGAAAGAATAAATAAAGGCAGAGCAGTCGGCTCTGCGTCCGAATCGGACTCGGCAATAAGCCAGCGAACCTTGTCAAAGACGCCCAAGGCATTGATAGCATCAACAATTATTTTCTCAGGTTCGGCCATTACAGTTTCCCTGCCTTGTTCAGCCTGCGAACCATACGGCCCACAGATGCCTCAATCTCGCGCTCGAATATCACATCTGCCTGATTATACGCTGACTGGTAAAAGGGAACGCCCTTAATAAAGCCATCCTGCACTGTCGAGCCATTCGGCCTTGGGTAGAACTTGCGATGCCCAAGGATAGCCAGGTGAGCATGAGGGGCAGAGCCTCGGAATGATCCGCGAGCTCCAGCCTTATTGTAAACCTTAACGCCAATGGACTTGGCCTTTTTCCAAGTCTTAGAGACCGAGATTGAGGACAATACTCGACCGTATCGAGTCCAGACCCAGCCATTCTTTGTGGTCTCGCCCTGCCTGCCATAGCCTGCATTGGAAGCAGCTTGCTTGGAAATCCTGGCAACCTTGGTGGCAGTCGAGCGCAGAGCCTTCTTGTGGAAGTCTGCCTGCTGGTCTGGGCTAAGGGCCTCGAATATCTTTTTCAGGCCTTTGTCATTCCATTCAATAGTCAGGCTCATGGGACGCCTCCAGCCGATACCCCTGCCACTACATCAATGAAGGCTTGGGTTCGCATGGCATTGTAACGGACAGCAGTAATCTCGAAAATGACGCCAGAAGCCGAGACCACGCGCATGGCTGGGCTGAACTCCTGAGAATGATGGCATCGCACAGAATAGGTGATAGACCGAGAGACTTCGCGCCTCGGGCCGGTCTGGGTCGAATCGGTCTGGTCGACATTATCATTTTCGACCTCGCCATAGACAGTGGCATACTCTGCCCAGCTCATGACCGGAGAGCCCATGGCGTCAAGAGTGACGGCAGGGGTCTCAATCTTTAGCTGATAACGCGAGCGACCAATGTTAAACACGCATCACTCCATAACGCGAAATCACCGGAGCCGATAGATCCGCAGCAGACAGCTCAATCGTTGACCGAAGCTGCTCATAGGTGGCTGAGACATTCAGGATGGCTAATTTCAGGTCTGGTGGGATGTCGGCAATGGAGTCAAAGCCAACCACAAGCTCGACAGGCCAAGAGGCTGGCTTGTTGATGATAACCTTGCCACGCAGGGGCTCAAAGTCATATTGCTGGCCGGTGGCCTTAGAGTTGCGAAGGGGAACCTCATACTTCTCAAAGGTCGTGCTTGTGCCGACATTCCAAGAGAAGCTCCGAGGCAGAATCGGAAACTCCAAAAACTGCTCAAGCTCCATGATGGCCGCATTGATAAAGTTCGGGAGAATCGCATCATCATAGTTATAGGTAATTCTGGCATGAGCCTTGAACTGGGCAAGTAAGGCCGTGCCAAAGTCTGGGTCGCGAACATCGGCAATTTCGACAAGGCTGGACTGGTCATCGCCCATCTGCCATGAGCCGAAGGTTACGCTCTGGCGATAAAGGTTACACATGGCCGCCCCCAAAGGCCTTCACTTTGGCCTCGATAATATCGCCCACATCGTCAATCGCCCGAGCCATCGCCTTACTGAAGTCCAAGCCAACCGCCTTGCCAGTGGTCAAGACAATCGCAATGCCAGTATCCGTAACCTCGACAGCCTCGACACCGATGCCATCATCGCCACGCAATCCCTGCGGCCCAGTCTTGCCACGCTGGCCTACTTCGCCAGCCATGCCATGCTTAATCTCGGACTCGAAACCGCCGTAGGTCTTGACTGAGACGCCAGAATCAGTGGTCTCGGGGGCTTTGAAGCCGTCAATCATCAGACGCCAGTCCTCTGGGCTTTCATCAGCACTCTTGGCCGTATCTTTCAGGGCTTGGAATACCGCGCCAAGGCCAAACCGGCGAAGGCTGCCCTCGCGGACTACCTCGCCTGGCTCATGCGCCGAAATGACCGACTTATGGGAAAGCTGGTCGATAACCTCGCCTGCCTGCTCCAGTCGCTCCTCAAGGCTTTTAATCCTCGTCTCGAACTTGCTTTCGAGCCGAACATTGTTTTCTCGGATAACCTCAGCGATGGCGTCTATCAGAATATTATCCATTGTTTACTCGGTCATTTAGTCTTTTGATATATTCAATGCGCTTGGCAACCTGAGCAAAGGCCTTAGCTTCCAGATCATCGGAATCATCAGAATCCTCTGGCTCATCAGGCTCACTCGGAGCTTGGGGTGGCTCTTGGCCTGCCGAGGCATTCGATTCAGCAGGCTTGGCATCCTGAAGCCGGACATTCTGCGCCTGTACTCTCGGGGAATCGCCAAAGGGAACCGCAGGCTTGCCAACCACAGCTCTGGCCTCATTAGGCGAGTAAATGCCATTCTGAACCGCCACAGCCAAGGTCTCCATTTCGGTCTTGGAATCGGCGCGCGCAATGTTAGACAGGTCGAATCGAATCTCCTCATCGGTGTCAGTCCGTAAGACCTTTTCCATCGCAGATTCAATCAGCTCAGCCATGTAAAGCAAGCCAGAGGCTCGCCATTGATTGATTAATACCTCGACACTGGATGCCGCGCCATTGGACTCAAGGCCCAAGAGCTGAGGGGGGACTCGGAAAATACGGCAAAGGTCTAAAACCGTCATGCCGTAAGATTCGACCATCTGAGCATCCTGGGCAGATACGCCCATCGGGAACCACTTAAGACCAGAGCCCAGAATCGGAACGCCACCACGATTCTCGCCTTTCGTAAGCTCACTGAATCGCTCGCGAAGCTCTTTCATCTGTGCGCCGGTCAAGGCCTGATCAGTCGCCAACACGCCAGAAGGCTGGGAGCCATTAGCACTGAAGGAATTGGCATTGGCAAGGATGGTCGAATTCAGGCAGGCAGCTTGAGCCGCATAGCCAACCATCGTCTCGCCGTGCAGAATATCCGAACGACTCGGGAGCTTGATATGCAGGACATCACGAGCAGGCCAAAGGGCATCCATGTCGCCCTTGTCCAGAAAGTCATAATTGCCCGTCACATCGTAATACAGGGAGCCATCGCTTGCCATTACAGCCCTGCGCCGGTTACAGGGCAGTGGCCACAAAGCTATCGGCTCGAATCGGTCATTCCTTTCGATGGCGGCATAGAAGTTGCCCTCATACATCAAACAGGAGACCAGATAAGAAACAAACTCGACCTGAGTCTGAGCTGGGTTAGGGTTTCGCAGCAGTCGAGTAATGGCCGTCTTTTCCATGACCTCCCAACCGCCTGATTCCGACTTGCGCCGGTACTCAAGGCCAGAGGCTCCCAGAGCCATCACATAGCACTGCACCAAGGCATAGATGATTCCATTGCCACCTTTGCCGTCATAGGTAAGGCCGCGCTCCCAGCCATTACCGAAAGGTATGGGGAAGCTGTTGCCAAAGATAGAGATTCCAGCACTGGGTCGAGGCTGCCCTTCAGCAGCCCAGCCGGTGTGGAATATCTTTCGAATTGCCTGAATCGAACGGGAAGCCATATTGGCCATTGCTTATTCCTCAACGACTGGAGGCGCTTTTTTTGAAACAGTTGCTTTCCTTGCCACCGGAACGACTAATGGCGTCCGGTCAAGATACTTGAATTTGTGTGCGCCAATCTCAGTGCGCTGAGCGACATCATCAGCAATAAGCTGCTCGGCTGTTGCCTTAGCCAACCAGCGAAAACCCAGCTTGCTCGAAAGCGCATGCAGTTTGTGTTGCCAGATTAACTTTTTCGACATGTCTATTCCTTGGATAAGTTAAGGCCCCGAGGGATTTCGGGGCCTTAATTTTTAGCTTAGACCCAAGCCGAGATGTCGAGGATTCCGACAGCTGGGGTACGCATGACCAGATGAGACTCAACCCAGTCGGTCTTGATTGCCCAGGAGTTAGTCTGGAACAAGCTGCGAACCGGAGTGGTCGAGCCGCCGACTTGAGCAGGAGCAGTGTCCTCCTCATGCAGGGTGGCTTCCATCGAGGTGCTGATTTCCGGAGCCGACAGAGCGAAGGCAACCTCAGCAGTTTCGATGAGGATAATCACATCCTTGTCGACAGTGGTCGAGGCCACAAACGGCAGGCCAGCGAATCGGCCGGTAGCCAGTTCAGCAGCGTAAGCCGGATCGCCCAGGGCATTCAGAACGCCCTGGAGTTGCAGAACGGTCGAGCTGTTCATGACCCAGTAGAGGCGGCGAGTGGCATTGGCAGCGATGAACGGAGCCAGCATGGCGCGGACATCAGCCTGGACTTGGTCATAGTCTTGACCAGCCGAGACCTTCGGGGTCACGCCGACCAGCAGACCGGCAGGGCTAACGCCCGAGACGGCAGCCATGTCCGACAGCACCGAGGTGTCAAGGTATTCGGCAGTGTCCTCAATCATGGCATTGCGCAGGATGCCTTCGAGGTCGCCAGTCGAATAACGCACTGCTTCCTTGGTGGCATGGGTAATGACGCTCATCAGGTACGGAGGCAGGGTCTTGCTGGTGAATTGCAGACCGCGAACCACAGCCGGAGCACCTTCAGCGCGATAGGCAGCAGCAGCTTTCTTGGAACGGTCGCGCCAGATGAACTTAGCACCGGCCCAGTTGTTAGCACCGAAAGACACTTGAAAGAACGGCAGACGGGCAATGACCGAAGCCGGACGCAGGTCATCCATAAAGCCCTGCAGGGCAACCGGCTGAACCAGCTCTTGGACATAGCCAGGAACATTGGTTTGAGCCGGATTCTGGGTGGCTTTGCTTACCAGGTAATCTTTGAAGGTATCGTCTTTGCTGTAACGCTCGGAAACGACTTGCTCGACCGACTTATTCTGAACCGAGGCAGCCAAACGGACGGCAGCTTCACGGTAGAAAAAGGACTTGGCATCGTCATGGCTGCCCAAGTGCTTGGACTGGACAATGGCCGGAGCCTTGGCAGCAAGAGCTTGCTCAGCAGACTTCAGGCTGGCCAGACGCTTGGTGATGCTTTCGACTTCGCCCGACAAAGAGTCGGACTGAATCAGCAAGCCATCGTCATCAGGGGTTTGCTCGAGGGACTTCAGTACGCCAACCAGCTGGTCTTTCTTAGACACGAGGTTAGCTTCAACATTTGCAATTTGATCTGCGATTTTCATTTAAGTTTCCTTGATTATTTAATCATTAAACGCTTGGCAGTTATGATGGCCTGCCTCGCGCGAGTTATTGATTCGTTAGGGTCACGCTTGACCTGTTCAAATAATCCTTTGATTTCAGAGTCGGAGAACTCGAAGGACTTTGCAATCATCAGGGCTTGGGGATTCATCGGCACTGTTACCAAAGAAACTTCAATAAGCTCGGACTTGTTGATAGTCCTGCCCTTACTGGAGTTTGCCTTTGATTCATGAGGCACAAAGGAAACTGAAACAGCTCGAAGCATGCCCTGCTCGATCATCGAGTGAGCGAAGTCGACAAGCTTGGAAGTTCCCTTTGCTGCCAGCGACAGACGGCCCGTCAAGGC